AATACGACGTGTTCACCCGATGCCTGACCCAGACATCACAACACACAACCGCATATGTAATATTATCAATATATAATAGCAAATGTCATACAAAACAATATAAGACGTAATAATTGTTAATAGTGTTAATTGATTAATTTATGAATAATGAGAACTGACACTGTTTGACTAACACAGTCCTTATGTCAGATGAGCACTTGACATGCCCAATTTACAATGTTCACCCCAGCCCATGAGAATTTCCGTCCTCATATCCTCCTTGTCTTTCACCACATTTATGACTTGTCCTCTCCTAGTGCCGTTTAACAAGTCTACTAATGCTATATATTGGCTGGCAAAATCACGGTTTTGGACCTGACCATTTCCACAGGCTGCTGCAAGTTTAACTTCTGGGAAATCATCTAACAGCCTTCCTATGTATATTGACCCCACAGTGGCCTCACGAAAACATTGTTCTAAGCACAACTGTTCAGCTATGCTCACCGGTGGGAAGCCCACGGCCCCTCTGGCAACAAGTTCTCTCATAGATTCATCACAGACAACATCTCGAGGGTATTTAGAAACTTTTTGTTGTTTTTTCCAATGATCAAGGTATAGGTGTGAGTTCTTGAAATCATTAGCCCCAGACGTGACTCTACCGATATAATTGACTATTTCATACAAAACCGGGTGACCAGGACTAAGGTGGTGAAGGCTAGCTCCTATGCATCTAAGAATGTACAGTTGCTTAGATCTCCGCAGCTTGTGACCATTCTTCACCCAAAGTGAATTGAGACATCTCCCTATATTTAGATATCTCCTGCCTCCGAACCACAATGCTCTGAGAAAATCAGTGTCACCTGGGGATGTACCTGAAACCTCGCTAGAAAAAGTAAGACCAACTTCCCCCACCAACTCTTGGCTCAGCACGCCCTGAGGGCAAATGCCATCATCACCTTCTGCCAACATCGGCAACATAAGTATCTCAGCCCATGATGAGCCCCTTTTGTACATGCTAAATAACCCCACCAGAACGTTTAACAACCCATTACCAGTGGAAGTCCAATAGTCGCCGCTACACCTAGTGGATATATAAAATTGGCCATATTTACAATGAAGCATACGGCCTTTTGCGACAGACCTCAGCCTCAACTTTAACTTATCATACGAATATTTTTCACACAAAGATTCTAACAAATAGTGCTCCAAGCTACGAAGGAATTCGTCTAGTGATGCTTCGTAAGCACTATAATCAGTTACGGTGTGAGATCTATCAACGCAATCTATTATCTTCTCTATCATTTCCTCAGGGTCCATTTCCTTCACCTGGAATCTGGCAAAATCACTAGAATTCCAGGCATGTATTAGGTTCAGGACCGGAGAAAACTCTACCAAATTCAGATCACACATAGTCATTATCATTCTGGGTTTATTTACAACCGACCCGTTCACAAACTTGGCGTTATTTTCAAATTTTACGAACATAGAATTTTTGAGGAATTTCTTGGACCGCTTCATATCCATCCTCCCTGAAATGAAGTCCTTATAATCTGAACAAATCCCATCTATATAAGACCTCGACTTCTTACCAAGGTTATTAGCCACAAAACTCTCCAGCACATCTGGCTCAGACTCGATATAGGCTGGGCAAGTCGCCACAAAATGATCTATAACCTTCTTACCGAATTCTAAGAATTCTGCCTGTGTGGCAGCATTCACAGCACCCGGATCTTTAGACATTGACCTACATATAAAAGCAGCCAGTATGCCTGGGCTATCGGTAACTGAAATGGCCCCCGGTCCCAGTATGCCATTACTGGTGGAAATATATCCAGCCGGGGCAACGGCAACTGGAACATTAACCTTAGGTGGTTCTAAGTTATAGCTAACTAT